GCTACATGGCCACGCTATACAGTCGCCATTGCTGGATTGATCGCGGGAATGAAGTGGCAGTCACGCATTGGATGCCGCTGCCGGCCCCGCCAACGGACTGTAAGTAGCCACAGAACCACATTTATACGGTTCCGCATATCGCCCCCCCCGCCGCATAACGCGCCGCCGAATCGACGCCAACCTGCGGCGCGACGGCGGACGCCGGCGTTATGCGGGGCGGTATAACACCCGCCCCGGTGGGCCTTGCTCACCGGCCGTGCGTTGCGAGGACGGCTATTCGCGAGTAAGCCGGTCGAGCGTGACGCCGAGGGCGTCGGCGATGGCCCGGGCGGTGGACACTCGCGGGTCTTTCAGCTGGTAGATGCACTGGGGCGTGATGCCCGCGGCGTTTGCCAATTCGTCGATGTGCATGCCGCGACGTTTGGCCAGCGCCTGCACTTGCAGGAACAGCGCAGACGGCTCCCGTGTTCGGGGCCGGCCTCCAGGGTGTCGCTCGGCTCCAACCGCCATTTTCCGGGCCTCCGTGCTGATTCTTGACCCGCGGCCGTCGCGGAGCAATCGTTCAGATACAGCCCGGCCCGGCGCCCTTTCTGCGGGTGCGCCGAACCGGACCGAATGGCGGGGACAGGATTCGGGGGATGGTCCCCCAACCGTTACAACCGGAACGATAACGGCACGTTTTTCACAGCGCACGGAAGCGTGAACTACTCCCTCGTTGGAGGCACGCACCATGACGCTACAGCAGTTTTTCGATGAGGTTTACCGGCCGCTGCGGTTGCGCGGCCGCAGCCAGAATACTTCCCGGCTTTACGGTTGCACGATCCGCAGTTTCGGGCGGTTTCTCGGCCGCGTCCCGCAACTGCACGACGTGGCCGATGAAATGGCTCTCGCGCGTTTCCTGGAGCATCGGCAGGCGACGCGGTCGCCCTACTCCGCGGAGAAAGAGCGGTCGCAGCTGATGAGCCTGGCGCGGCTGGCGAACGAGCGGCGGATGATCGCCGCGCTCCCCGCCTGCCAACCGTGCCTGCTTCCAGACCGCACGGCGTCGGCTTGGACGGAGGACGAGCTCCATCGGCTGTTTGCGGCCGCGGAAGCGACGCGCGGCATGGTCGGCGCGGTGTCGGCGGGTGAATGGTGGGCCGCGTTGCTCCTTTGCGGCTGGGAAACGACCGAGCGGGTTGGCGCGATGCTGGAGGTGGAGCCGGGGCATCTTCGGCGGCCGTTCTTGGAGGTGCCCGGCGAGATTCGGAAGGGCGGCCGGCGGGCGCGGGTTTACGAGCTGTCGGATTCGTTGTGCGACCGGCTGGCGCGGCTTGCGAGGGTCAACCGCGGCCGGTTGTTCGCATGGCCGCACCCCCGGACGTACATTTGGGATCGGCTGAAGGACGACATACTCGCGAGGGCGGGGCTGGCCGGGAAACGGCTGGCGTTTCAGCAGGTGAGACGGTCGGCGATTTCGCATATGGCCCGGGCGGCGGGCGACGCGGCGGCTATCGCGTTTGCCGGGCACGTTCAGCCGGCGACGACTCGGCGGTGGTACCTGGACCCCCGTTTTGTTCCGCGGCCGCAGCGGCCGGCAGACGTTTTGCCGCGGATGGACCGGCCGGCCAACAGCCATTGAATCGGCGACGGCGAGCGCGTACTATTTTCCCCGACCAACGGAGGGCATCATGGCAGGCAGGATTCGCGGCCACGTCACGATCGAGAAGACCGGAAAGGGTCTGAAGTTTCAGAGCATTCTGGCGTGGCTGACGCTTCTTTTTGGGGCCGGGTTGTGCGTGGCGGGGTACTCTGAACGAGTGGACGGCGCCGTTACTGAAACGGCGGTGAATGGGTATTACACGATTGGCGCCGCGGGCGCGTGGATGCTGTGTCTTCGCATGTTGCGGTGGTGGCACCATGAGTGACGCGTGGACATGGATTTCCGTGGCGGACCGGATGCCTACGGATAGGGGCCGCGTTCTCGTGTTGTGGGCGAGTGTCGGATATGTGACGATTGCAGACTTTCGCCCTGACAATAAGCGAAAGCGATGGGTGTTTGATGCGGAAGGATTCAACGTGAAAAGCCGCATTGGAAAACCCTTGCACGAGTGCGTCACCCATTGGATGCCGCTTCCGTCGCCTCGTCGACCGTGAGCAGACGGTCTTCGGGCACGATTCGCAGCGGTTCCGGCGGTCAATCCACGGCCCGCAGCCCGGCGTCAGGCCACGCCCACGAACACCTTGGCCGCGACGGCCCCGAGCACGGCCGGCGTCGGCCGGATCGCCTCGTCGACCGTCAGGAGCCGGTCCGCCGGCATCAGTGAAACGAGCTCGTCGTCGGCGTATGGCGACCGCTGGTACCACTGCCGCGTCAGACGGCAGACGCCGTACCACGCGAGGTAGACGTTTGCGGCCCGGTGGTACCAATCCAGCGTGAGCCCGAGCCCCGGCCGGGCCGCGAGTTCCGACAACACCATCGTTTCGCATTCCCGCTCGCACTCCAGGATTACCCGTATGGCGTTGTCGCGTTGCTGCGGCGTCAGTTCGACGACACCCTGGAGCCACGCGTCGAATAGGTACCACGCACAGCAGTCGTCCCCGAGCCGAGCCGTCCAGGTCGGGGAGTTGGCGCGCCATTGCCGGTAGTGCTGGTGCTCGTGGATGAACACGGACAGCCAGACTTCCGGCGACACGGCCGGGGCGATGAAGAAAGTCGGCCCGTCTTCGTCAAAGTAGCCGCCTAACTTCCCGCCGTATGCTCTTGCGTCTTCGTCGGCGAGCGTCACCTTTACCCCGGCGGCGTGCATTTCCGCGGTGGCGGCGAGGACGTAGGCGGTGGCGTCGGCTGTCAGTCCGTGGACCATGCGTCACCTCGTGGCAGCGATGTAGAAACCGATGTAGATAAGGCCCGTGAGTGCGATTAGCCAGCCCGACAGAGGGATTTGTCCAGGTAGGCCGACCACGCCGATTCGATTTGGTGCCGCAGCTGTTCGGGCGTGCCGTCGTTGATGATTGCGCGGTCGCAATGCTCGCGGACCAGCGTCCGGTCGCTCGCGTGCGGCCCGGTGACGGTCCCCGGCCGCTCGATCCACCAAACCTCCCCGCCGTTTTCGCGGACGGTCGCCAGTTCGTTCAGAAACCGGGTGCCGCAGATTGCGAACGTCGCGCGGCCCGTGGCCGCGGCGATCCTGGCCACGCGGGCGGCGGTCAGCCGCACCCACAGGTCCGGGTGGACCATGTCGCGGCCCCATTCGGTGCCGAGGGTGCGGGCAAGCTGCCGCGACACGATCTCCAGCCCGGACACCGTGACCGGCCGCTCCCGGTTTGTTCGGTCGCGCAGGATGTCTTCCGGCACGTCCAGCATGGCCGCCAGCCCGCGGTAGATTGGATCGGCCCATTGGATCGCCACGGCCCCCGGCACCATGGCGGCGGCCAAAGTCTTGCCGCTTCCGATGTTGCCGGCCAGCCCGATCAGGTGCAGCCCGTCCAGTTCCTGGCGAGTCATACGGCGGCCTCCGTTAGTGTGTCGAGCCATGCCATGAGTCCGCGGAAGTCGGTGAACACGGGTTTTCCGAGCGATTGGAACAGCAGTACCTCGGCATCGGCCCCGGTGGAATCGTGCTGCCGGTAGTTGGTTTCCTCGTCGGTGGCGGCGAGCCGCAGGCAGGCGTCGCACCGGCGGATGATCTGGTTGTCGTAATCCACCCAATCGCGGTACGGCCGCGGGTTGTGCAGGTGCTGAAAGTGTGACCATAGCGGGGCGATGGGGGTAACCCCAATATCTAAGAGGCAGTCCCATATCCGCATCTGGAACCGCGTATTGATCGCTTGGTCGCCGCGGGTGTAGGGCGACGCGATGTAGACCCACGGCCGGAGAATGTTGGTCATGATGCCTTCCTTTCGTATTGCGGCCCGGATACGTGCATGGCGGAGAGTCCGCCGTCGGGGTCGTAGACGAAAAGCTCCATCGCCCGCCGCTGCCCGAGCCACCCGTTGACAGCGTGATAGTCGTCCGCCGGCCCGAGCGACGGGGCGACCCGCACGAGCACGCCGTCGAGTGTTTCGATCGGCCGCGACCACTCCGCCGCCTGGTGGTGGAGGTGCCCCGAATGCACTTCCCGGTATGGGCAGCGTGCCCATGCGGCTGCGGCCTCGAGGGCCATCAACCCGGGGAGTTTTCGCTTCGCTTTGTGCCCGTGAACGAACCCGAGCAGGTTTCGGCCGTGGTCGAGATACCGCCGCGGCGTGTAGTGGCGATCGACGGCGACGCGGCCGCGGGCGTAGCGTTCGCAGAGAATCCGGTGAAAGGCGGCCGTGAGCGTCTCGTCGTGGTTGCCGTTCACGACGACAACGTCGGTCGGGGCGACGGTGGCGGCGTCGTCGATCACCCCGAGAATGGAGTCGGTCCCGACGGCGATCATTTTCTGGAGCCGCCCGTCCCGTTCGAGCGGCGTTCCGCTGGTGGTTGTGCCGGAGGGCGAATCGTAGTGGAACAGGTCGCCGAGCCCGGCGACGGTCAGCCGGCCGGGGTTGTAGCGGGCCGCGATTGCCAGCAGTTCGCGGGACGCGTCGGCCACGAGCCGGGCGGCGATGTCGAGGTCGTAGTCGGCTTCGCCGGTCGTCTGCTTCCAGCAGTATTTGCCGAAGTGGGTGTCGGCCACGATCAGCGTCGCCCACGGGCGGCGAGCGGCGACGGGTTTTCTTTTGTGGCGAGCCGGCACGCGCAGCCCGGCCGCGGCGGCGTCGATCATGGTCCGGATGGCCTCGGCGACTGTCGGCCCGGCCTTTGGCCGCAGCCGCACGAACACGCGAAAAAGCTCGGTCACCACCGGCTGGCCGGTAGCCCGGTCGGCGGTCAGCCCCTCCCAGCGCGTTGCTTCACTCGAGGCGACTTCGTATCTGGTGAGGTCGGCTTCGATGTGCCGTAGCAGGTCGTCGACGGTTCGGATCGTGCGCGAGCACGACCGGGCCTCCATGCCGTTGCTGTCGGTTTTCTGCGTGACCTGCTCCGCGTCTGGACCGGGGCCGCGGGCGGCGGCGTCGGCCCTGGCCGCCGTCTGCATGGCCGCGCCTAGTCCTGGGCCGTGAGCCAGCGCACGATCGCCCATTCCTTCGGCATTGGTAGGCCGTTGGCCGTCCCCCAGTCCATGATGACGCGCGCGGCGTGCCGCTGCGGCAGGTCGCCGTACTGGCCGGCCCGCCACTTGGCCCGGATTTGCTCGGCCTCGGCCCGTGCGTCCGCGGGTAGCTTTGCGTACCACGGCAGCATCCCGCGGTGACGCCTGGCGGCCTCGTCGGCTGCGCGTGCCATGTTTGCGTCCAGAGTCAGAGTCGGCTTTGCCATTTTTGCTCCGTGTCATGGTGGCCCCGTCTGTGTGTGCGGGAGGTTCAGGGTTGTGCAGCGCTGGCTGGCGGCGGAAGGGATTTCCTGCGGGCGTTACGGATCGCGAGCCGCACCAGCATTCGGCCGGCGGTGTCGATGAACGGCAGCCGCCGATTCTCGGCCTCTTCGCGGAGCCAGCCGACGATTGTGTCGATGCTGCCCTCGCACCAGTCGCAGCCGCGCACGTCCATTTCGATTGCTCGTGCGAGGCATTTGCACCCGGCCTTTGGGGTGATGCCGATTCGGGATAGGAGTTTTTTCAGTTCCGTGCCTGGGCCTTCTCCCGGCGGCGGCGGGGCATGTTCGACCACTCGCAGCTGGAGCAGGCCGCTGCCGGGGTGGTCGCCCAGCAGTTTGGCAATCGCCGCCGCGAGCGTGGCCGGGTCCACTCGCCCCGAGTACGGGAGGACTACGCTGCGTGATTTAGTCATGTGCAGCACCCCGGCGGATCACACGCCCTCGTGCAGACAGACTCCAGGCAGTCTCGCGTGCCGTCGATCGCGTGCCGCACTTGCTTCCATTGGTTCCCGATGCACTTGCTGCTGGGCGTACCGCCCAGACAGTTGCTCTCAGTCAGGTCGTCAAGGCAGTCCTGCTCGCTCGCGTAGCCGTAGCCGTCGATTACCACCGGGTCCGACTCCGCATTCGTTGGCGACGAGACTACGGAGACAAGCGTGCCGCACGGGCAGACGGCGAGCACCACGGTGTACGTGGTCACGTCCGGTGACGCCGGCGAGTGTGGCGAACACTGGTTTGTCTTCGTGACCGTGATCGTCACGAGCTTGCAATTCTGCGGGGGGCACAGCTGCAGAACGTCGGTGGATGAGTTGCAAAGGTTGGTGAACGAGTCTTCTACTGACACGGTCTTGTCGTAGAAGACCTTGTAGTCCGCGGCTGGATCGCAGTCTGTCTCCAGCTCAGCCGGGTCGTCGCAAGAGGCACAGTCGTCGGCCTCGACCCACCCCTCAGCCGGCAGGTCGTCCTGCGTGCCACGCGCCAGCAGGGCGTCTACGATCCAGTCGCCAGTGCCGGGGGTAGCAATGACAAGTTTGCGAATGTCGGGGATGGCCGTAGACGAGCCGGCGAACTCCTGCACGTACCAGTAGCGAGTGGCGCCAGACCCACACCAAGAAGAGGCCGGCGGCGCGCCGTCTGGACACTGCTCTTCCAGCACTGCCGCCGTGGCCACCACGCCGTTGATGTAAGGCACGCTCCAGCCGAACCATGTCCAGCCATTAAAAAAGATGTCATCCCGGCAGTCGTTGTTCTCCCAATACTCCTGGAAAAAATCGCGAATTTGCTGCTCAGTCCACCCAGGAATGTCAATCAAAGCCTGCGCCACCTTCGCATCAACGCACTCGGACTGCGACTCATATAGCCGGCTTATACAGCCTGGCAGCAGGTCAAGCAGGTCCGCGTACAGGCTCTGGTAGTACGACGGCGGAGAGCTGAGGGTGTCATGTAGCTCGAATACCCATGACCACGGAGCGCACGAACAGCAAGCGTCGCACGTCGGGCAGGTACACGGCGTGCCGCAGCAGGCGCTACAGGGTAACAGTACCATTTTCTAGCATTCCGCAGAGATTACATACCACGCCCCGAACGGGCCGCGGGCAACGTGGACGCCGGTGTTGGATGGGATGTCAGCCATCTTGTTGACGCAATCCGCGAGCGTGTCGGCTACCGGCGCCTTCTTGGTCTCAGCATTTGGGCCGCCCTCCTCCCAGAGCTCTATTGTGGCGATCGTGTTTTTGTTCCACGCGGCGGTTGTTTTGCCGTATCGGATGGCGTCGGATGAATCGCCGAGTCTGATCCAGCACCATTTGGTGCCGGCCCCGTTGCCGTCGCGGTACAGAATTCGCGCTGATCCGGCCGGCGATGTTTTCAGTTTGGTGCGGTCGCCGGAAATCACGTCGCAGAATTGGTCTGCATCCCCGGCTACCTCGACCTGGGCGTGGCAGACCCCCGCAATCCACGCTCGGCCGATTTGTTGGTTGTTCAGGGGCTCCAGACAGACGACGAATCTTCCCGCGTGCGTCGCCGCTGGTGTGATTCCGAGGACGGCCACTTGGCTTTGGAATTCCGGGAGCGAATTTGTCGGTGTGACGATGGCGCCGTCGATTCCGAGGATGCCGAACCGCGGCACGGTGTTGCCGCTGCCGTTCCGGACGAGCACGATGTCCGCTTGGCGGAATTGCTGGATCGCGCCGCCGCCGTTGGGGCGTTGCCTATGGGCGTCCGCGGCATCGAGACACGCATTCCATGCCGCGGCCGAGAATGTCAGCCGCTCCCCGGGCCTGGCCCGCTTGAACGCGTCGCCGTTCATGTGCCGATCCCCAGGGTGGAAAAGTCGGCGGAATCGTACACACGTTCTACGTAGGCCGCGGCCGGACGCTTCACGAGCGCGTTGGCGGCGCCGTCGTTTTCGTCGCGGAACCGCACCCACAGGTATTCCCACCCCTTTTTGGCGGCGACCGTGATGTTTCCGACAGCAAGGTTGGTCACGTTGGGGCTCGCCGCGAACTTGAACGCGATTTCCCAGTGCTCGGAGCCGGTTTTCGAGCCGCTTGCGCCCAGAAACAACACCTCCCCGGCGGCAAACCCTTTGAACGTCGCGTGGTTCACTCTGCCGGTGCAGTAGAAGAGTGCCAGCTTGTAGGCGCCGGTCACGGTGGACGCGAACATTTTGCGCGTTTCAGTGAAGTTGTAGACCGGCACCGTGATGTCGGTCCCGTCGATTGAATCGCCGTTGACACCGATGGCGCCGTTGAAGTCCGGCGCCGTTTGACCGGCGGCCGCATGTCGCGCAATCGTTTGAAGCGATTGCGTGATGTGTGCGGTGGCGCCGCCGGTCTCGAACGTGTATTGCGTTTCGTCGGGCTTTCCTTCGTAGGCGGCCACGCAGTCCCACACGTCATTCCCGAGTGGCGTAACGTCGATCGACATTCGCACCATGGGGCCGATCGTCGCCGGGGCGGTTGCCGCTACCAGTGATATGACGTCAGACTCATCGTCCTCGCCGGTGACGATGTAGTGCAGGTCTTGGGTTTCGCTTTCGGCCGACGTGGCGCGGCCCGAGTCGAACGCTTCGACGATTCTGGCGCTCATACGAATACGGCCTGTCCCTTTCGGATTTGGTTGTCGATGTTTTTGAGGAGTTCGGCGCCGCGTTCGACTCCCTTGGCCGTGCGCTCCGCCACTGAGTCGGCCCCGAGTCCGCGAACGGCGAGCGCGTTGAAAGACCCTTTGCTTTCCAGCTTCTGCTGCTCATTGCCGAGCACGACAGGCAGGTCGGGTGGTGGCGGATTGCGCTTTTCCCATACGGCGCGTTGCGTCGCGGCTTTTTCGCGTGCCTTGGTTAGATCGTTTTTCGCGAGTGCCAGTGACTGTTCGCTGGCCTTTCTTTCTCGGTCGAATGCGTCTTGCCGTCTCTCCTGGTCGGTGACGAGGTCGGCGCCCAGGGCGTCCTGGGTGCCGCGGCGGGTGGACTCGATTTCTTTGCGACGATCCTGCCGGCGTTTCTCCGTCTGCGCCTTTTTGTCGGTGGTCTGTTGGTCGAGGATTTCGCCGGCTCGCTTGGTTGTGTCGTCGATTTCCTTCACGCGGGCGTTGACGTCGATGTCCTCCCCGAGCCATTTGCGGAACTTCACCCACAGTTTTTCCATTTCGCCGACGGCCCAGTTGAGATTTTTGGAAAGGAAACTGGTGAACGTCAGCCAGCCCTGTTGCATGAAAGCAACCGTTTCCGTCCACGCGCTTTCGACCGTGGCCCACGCGTCGGTGAACATCATGGCGACGCCGAACACCGCGTCGCTCCATAGGTTGACGAAGAACGCTTTCGCGCTGATCCACAGCTGATTGACGAAGTTGACCCCCTTTTGCCACTCCATTTTGATGTGGAGCCAGAGGATTTCGGCGGCCAGTTTGATGTCGCCGGTGGCGAGCGCGTCGCCGATTCCCTTCCACGTTTTCAGCGCTTCGTCGTGCAGTTCGGCAAACGTGTTTTGCAGCCATTGGATGCCCTGAGCGGCCAGCCCGGTTTGCTGGAAGATCACGGCACCGAGGGCGACGGCGGCCCCGATTACCAGCCCCATCGGCGTGAGTAGGATCGCCACGGCACTCCCGAGCATCCCGACAGCCGTGGCCACCGTAGACGCGATGCCGGCGAGCACCCCGAGCACGCCGCCAAGGCCGGCGAGTCCTTTGCCGACGAACCCGATGACGGTGCCGGCGACTACCAGGGCAGTTCCGATTCGGGCGATGCTTTGCACGAGTCCGCGGTTTTGCCGGACCCATGCGGCGGACTGGGCCACGATCCGGGCCAGCGAATTCGGCCAGCTGGCCATGAGCGGCAGGACGGCCGACCCGACGGCGTTCCGCAGTTCGCCGAAAGCGTTTCCAAGCTGTTGCAGGGCGTTGACGTAGTTGAACACCGCGGCCGCGTCTCGCTTGGTGGCGAAACGGCCCGTTTCCAGGGCGGAGGATGCGAAGGAATGCGCCATCGCCGCGAGCGGTGCGGTGATCGCGGCCCCCATGGCGGCGATTTTGGCCCCCTGCCACGCGACGGCGTTGCCGAAGTCTTTGAGCGCTACGGACGCGTTGTGGAGGGGCTTGGACACACGGTCGCGGAGCGTCAATTCGATGTAGGCGGCGCCGGCGCGGATGGCAGAGGACGACATGGCCGTGGGGATTCCCGGGGTACGAAAATGCTTTTTAGGACCGTTATTGGCGCCTTTATCCGCTGCTCTGGCGGCGGTGGAGGGGCGTAATCGTTGAAGTCGTCATCGGCGAACGGTCGCGGGTGTGATTTGGGGTCGCGATGGATGTTCGCGAGCACGCTGCACACCCGAGCCGTTCGTTTCCACTCGTCGCGCCTCCTTCCATCCGCCATCCAGAACAGTTCCCGGAGCGTCAGCGGCCCCGGGTTTACGCCGACGACTCCTGCGAGCTGCCAGAGGAGTTTCCAGGCGTCGGCCGCGGTGATTCGAGGCCGGTCGTTTCCAGTTGTTCCTCGAACATCCGGTCGATCCGTGGATCCCGCAGTCGCACCGTCGCCAGTTCGCAGGCCCGCGTCCGCAGTTGCTTCATTTTCTCCCACGCCGTCCGCGCCGCTTCGCGGCGGGACGGGTGGGAAAAAGTAAAAAGCCCCTCGGCCATCGCCTCCTCCGCGGCCTGGAGGACCTCGCCGCTCATGGCCTGACCGAACTGCTCGTCGGTGACGCCCCGAGCGTCCGCCTCCGGCTTGCAAATGACGAACAGCACGTCGACGAACAGGACGACGTCGGCCATGAGTTTCCCCATGAGCGTCCCTTCGACGAACTCCATGAGGTCGACCGAGAGAAGGGACCGGACGCGCTTGACCGTGTCGGTGCCGATCGACACAGACCAAACGCGCCCGGCCGTATCCTGGAACGTGTGCGGCATCATGCACCCCCGCCGGCGACTGTGAACCACGTCGGCGTGATCGCAGCGCCTGCGTTGTCGAACGCCGGTGCCGGCTTGGCCGACACGTCGAACGTCACCGCCGATTCGAGTGCCTGCCCCTGCTGGAAGTTGAACACTTCACACACCGCCCGCAGCCCCTGCGATCCGGTGGTTCCGATAGGGCCGTCGAGCGCGAGCAACTCGATCGTCGAACCATCGAGGTACGATGCGAGCAGCGCGGCGTAGTCGGCGTCACCGGGGACGTACTTCAGTTGGAAGTCGATGGACGCGTCCTTGAGCGTGCCCTTGCGGGTTTTCCACTTTGCCGCCCGGGTGCTGGTCTCCGCCTCGCCCTTGGATAGCTGGACCGTGACGTCGGAGACGTAGGGGCATTCGTTCCACACCGGGCTACCGTACGTTCCGGTGTTCCGGTACAGCTTGCAATCGATTCCGAGTTTCATTTGCGGTCCCTCCTTGGGGGGTTTGGGTTACGGTCGGTGGTCACTGAACGCTGTTGGCCCAGAATTTCGGAAGCCGGTCGACGTTGTCCATGAGGGCCGGTCCCATGAATGGGCGTTTTCTGTAGTTGGCCCATCCGCCAGCCTCTCGCACGGCGGCAAGAATGCGGCGTTTTTCTTGTTGTTTGCGGGCTTTGAGAGTGTTGCCGAATGCGTCGTCGGGCGCGCTTTCGATGTAGTCGAGGCTTTTGTTGACTTGCGTTTGCGACACGAACTTGATGTAGGCGGTTCCGTTTGAATTCGGAATTGGCCCGTGGCCGCCGACGTACAGGTTCCAGTTGGTGCCGGCAATCGTCCGGGAGGCTTCCGCGCTAACGACACCGCGCGGACGCTGTTTGCCGCCGTGCTCGTGAACCCGAGCCACGTCGGAGATAAGGTGGGCGGCCGGGCCGATCACCACGGTGTGGTCGCCCTCCACGGCGTAGAGGATCGAGTTTCGCAGGGCACCGCGGCGGGTGTTTGGCGGCTGGCCTGGTTCGCTGTAGGTCTGCCGCGTGCGGATCAGTCGGCGGGCCGCAATGCGCAGGCTGGCGCCGGCGTGGCCGAGGTTCTTGAACGTCGCCCGGCGCATGGCCCGGCGGACGTCTGACGTGTGGTCGACGATTGTCACCTTGGCGGTCATTTGGCCCCCCCGTCTGCGCCGAATGTCCCGAGCGCCCGCTGGAGGTCGCGCTGGCCGGCGGCGAGTTCTTCGAGCGTGTCGGCTTGGCGTTCTTGCGCTCGCGAGAGCGTGGAAAGGGTGTCGCTCGTGGCCTTTAGGAACGTGGTGTGCGATTCGACGACCGGCCGGAGCACGGTTTCGTGGAGCGCGACGGCGGCCAGTTGGCCCCACCACATGACGATCGACAACACGAGGCACGGGAACCCGAATTCCCGGGCCACCCTGATTGCCACGTCGATCACGTCGCGGCTGCGCTGGGTCATCGTGACGGCCCCCCGTGTTGGTTCCACCAACGGGCGATCAAAGCCTGCACGATGGCCGAAATGGCCCAGGTCAGCAGGAACGTGGTGAACGCGAATCCGCACCGCTCCGGGTAGCGGTTGGCGACTCGGTGCGCGATGCGGCGGCGAGATCCTTCGGCGTGCTCGGCCGCGAACGCTCCGCGATTGGCCCCGGCGAACGCTTCGTATCCGACTTCCTCCGCGGCGAGGGCGGCGAGGGCGTCGCACCTTTCGCGCCCGAGCATGGCCCGGCGGATCGGGTAGGCGGCGAGGGCATCCCATGCGGTTTCGCGTGCGGCCTGGCTGGCGGTCTTCATCGGTCGCACCTTCCGTTTCGGCACTTGGCGGTAGCGGCGGCCGGCGCGGGCCGGGCCGGCGTAGCGACCTCGGCGGCCTCGGCGGCCTCGTCGGGCACGGCGGCGAGGAATGCCCGCAGTCGGGTGGAGCAGCTCCCGACGGTGAGCCCGTCGCGGCATCCGAACAGCACGCCAGCCAATTCCCCGTCGGCGTTGAACATTGGCCCGCCGCTGTCCCCGCTGCGGGCGGCGGCCCGGCATTCGACCCACTCCGGGGGATGGCGGCCTGGAGGCCCGGCGTACATGGTGACGGCGCCCGTTTGCTCGAGGTAGTGCCCGCGGGGGCCGTAGCCGGCGATCGTCAGGCGGTCACCGATTCGGGGAGCCTGGGCGGCGATTGGCACGGGGGGCGCCCCCGGCGGGGCGACCGCGATCGCGGCCAAGTCCCATTTCCGATCCGCTGCGACGACACGGCCTGCGGCGGTGGTGCCATCGGGCCATGCCACGGTGATTCCGGTGCGGTTGTCTTGGACAACGTGCCAGTTGGTGAGCACGATCGCGCGGGTGCCGTTGGTTCGCACGAGCACGCCGGAGCCGATGTCGCGCTCGTTGCCGCGGGCGGACGATACCCGGGCGACGACCGGGCGCGGACGGCCGGCGGCCGGCGGCGTCGCGGCGGGCTCGGTGTCACCGGCGGCCTTCGCGGCCGTGAACGTCGGCCCGTCGTCGGCCTGGGCCGCGCTGGCCGGCTTCGGGTCGGGCACGGTCCCCGTCCCGGCGCAGACCGGGCAGACGAACCGCACCGGCCCCGGGCCGACGATCCGCTCGCCGTGGCAGTTTCCGCAGCCGGCGGCGGCGGCCGGTACGGCGACGGCAAAGGCGATCAGCAGCGCGAGAAAAGGCGTTTTCATGGGGTCACCCGGCGGGCCGGCTCCAAACGTCGGGGAGAGTGCAGGACGCGATCGCGAACGAGCCCCGCCATGCAGACCGGGCGGTCCGCTCGGAGTCGTAGCGAGTGAGGTCGTAGGAATCCGGGTAGGCCATCAACCGCTGACCGGGTATCCACCGCGCCCACGGCACGGCGTGTCCGTTCCGGCCGACGGAGACGATCATGCCGCGGAGCACGCAACAGACCGCTTCCTCGTAGCTGGCCGGAAAAATCACCTCGAGCGGCCGAAAGTGGCGGGCGGTTTCCTCCCACCCGGCCGGGAATTGATTTAGGCCCACCCACGAGTCCCCAGATTGGTTTGCGTTGCCGCGGCCGCTGGTTCCCGGGACCGAGTGGCGGAAGCCGTAGGGGGCCGGCTGGAGGCGGTCCGGCAGCATTCCCCGCCGGACCGCGATTTCGAGCACGCGGCGGACGTTGGCCCCGCCCCACTGCCTTGGGTTGGCCTCGGCGTAGACCGAGAGCGGCGAGAGCCACACGGAACCGAACTGGCTTGATTCCGGGTATCGGTAGCCGTCTCGCGGCCCGTCGGCGAATATCACGCCCCGGGCTCGGTTGCGGGCGGCCTCGAGGTTGGCCCGGAGGGAATGGCAGGTGCATTCATGCGTCGGCGTCTGGTTGGTGTACCGGTCGATGTAGTTCAGACCCCACGCGTTCGCGCGGTCATTCTCGGCGGCGACGGCGTCCCACTCGCGCGGCTCGATCCACAGAGCGGCCGGGAATTCGCGGCTTGCGGCGCCGCACGCGTCGCGGAGCGCGTCGCTCGTGTCCTCCGCGGCCAGGTGGTCCGGGTAGCCGTCGTGCCGGTCCGGGAAAACGTCGATGAGTCCTGGGTCGATGGTCATGGTACGGCCCCCATGATTTGCTCGGCGGTGGTGGGCGCGGGCACGACCGCGGCGACGGCCGACCCCGACAGCACGACAAGCGCCGGCAGTCCCCGGCCGCGGGCAGCGGCGACCGCCGCGCGGAACTGGGCGGGCACCTCCCCGGCGCCGTTGGTTGCGTCGGCCTCGAGCAGACTTGCGACGAGCCGCCGCTCGCGGTTCAGCTTGTCAAGGCCGACGGTCACTCCGGGCGGCACGCCGCCGGCATCCTTTTCGTAGACGTAGACCGCGGCGGTCGCCGGCCCGGGGGCGACGACCGGCGGCCGCGGTGCGGGCGCGGGCCACCGCAAGCCCGGCAGCGGCGATACGCCGGCGAGCAGGACGAGCCCGGCGAGTAGTAGCAGGACCGGTTTCACGTTCGCGGCCCCGCGTTTGGTTTCAGGAGTTCATGCACCAGCGATTCGCAGACCGCGACGGCTTCGCCGTGGCCTTTGTCCCGCAGCCTGGCGGCAAGGTCGATCACGAGCCGCAGGTCGTCGGCCGGGGCACGCTCGCGCGCCCGTTGGCCCCACGGCCGCAGGCCGCGCGTGCGTTGCACGACGAGCGCGACGGCGTAGCCGATCAGACCGATGCCGACGATTGCTTGGAGGTAGGGTAGGATCGTGCTCACGGCTGCACCCCCGCGGCGGCCGCGGCCGACATGGCTTCGCCGAGGCTGACGAGATAGCGGACGAGCCCCTCGCCCTCCGGCGTTTTCAGGATCGCGACGGTGTGCCGGACGATGGCGTCGTCGACGGTGTTGTCGGTCTTGCTGGCGATCCATTCGCCCATGTCGCCGACGATCAGGGCACGCCGGCCCGGGTCGGTTTCGGCGAGCCACCGCTGGCCGAATCCCAGCAGCGGCAGGTATTCCTGGAGCAGTCGCAATTGTTCGAAGATGGACGGCGGCATGTGGCCCTCTCGGTTAGCGGTGGACGATGTAGGTGACGGTGAGCACGCTGGTGAACAGCCGTTTTTCCTGGAGGTGTTCCGGCGCGTATATCGGCTGGTTGGCGATTCGGAGCCATGACGCCCCCGCCACGGCGGGCAGCGGTCGCCGGGTGAGGAAGTCGGCGATGTTCTGGACCAGTTCCATGAGCGGGTCGACTTCTTCCGGGCTGACGTTCAGCAGCTTTTTTTGCACGGCCACGTCGACGGCGATTTCGTTGGCGACCCGGGAGCGGTCGGCGTTGGTGATCGTGTTCGACCGCGGCACGACGGTGACGCGCACGCCTTCCAGGGCGCGGAGGTCGAGGTCCGGCAAATACTTCCGGGCGGCCGTGATTGGCGGCGAAAACGTGTGGCCGGTGAGGTCCGCGAGGATGGCGGCGGCGATGTCAGCGGCTACTGCCGGCATATGCTGCCCCCTTCTTCGCCGATCAGCTTGGTGTGGATTCGCAGCGTTTGCCGGTACGGGTCGGAATACCGGTAGCACGGCTGCGCATTGCTGACGGGGAGCACCTCGTAGATGAACAGCGTGCCGTTATCGGTTTCCTCGATGCGGTCGCCGGCTTCCGGCAGCACTCGCATGCCGTCGAGGACTAGGTCAGTGGCCCGGACGAGGAAGTCCCGGTCTTCCGCCCGCGTGATGACGCCGGCGCCGTCGTCCTGCGTGTATTCGGTCCGGCCGATGGTCGCGCGGAGCGATACGGCGCGGTCTTCGCGGCGGTAGACGACGTCGGTTGTGGCGACGGCGTGCCGCCGTGCTTCCAGCCACGTCGACGCGGTTCGCAGGATGTCGCTCATAGGGTGGCGGCCTCGCGGAACGCTGTGTCGAGCGAGTCAGGAGGCAGTAGGGCTATCCCGTCGGCGATCGGCACAACCGCGACGTTGGGCAGGAGCATCGACTGGTCGGCGTGCTGCCACATGGCATGCAGGTAGCCGCCTGGCACGACGGCGGTGAGGATGTCGGCGGTTAGCATGTATCGACCGTCGGTAGTCATTCGCGGCGTGGCAAGGCAGTCGGGCCTGCCGTACTGAAGGTGGAGTTGGCCGAGTCGCTGGGCCAACTGCGGTGAGAACAGCAGGGCGTGCTGCACTCCCCATGCGTAGGTCACGGGCAGGGTGATTTGCGCGAGCGTCATACCTGCCTCCCCAACGCCGCCTGGAAAGCCTGCATAGCGGCGTCATAGGCCGCGAGCTGGGCCACGCTCAACCCCGCTCCGATGGAGTACGCAGCCAGCGTCTGATTTGAAAACAGGGCTGGCGTGTACGCATTTGTGTCCGTGGCTTGGTCGTTTCGCGCGAACACGGCGAACGGAATCGAAGTGCCGGTAACCGATCCGCTGGCTGTATTGTCTTGCGACAGCACGGTCGTGCGAAACGCCACAATGGCAGTGGCTGAGATTCGCGTGACGCCAAGAAAGGAATTGTGCGGAGATGGAGGCGAAAAACTGCCAGTAGTCCCGCCAGCGACATTTCCGCCCGCGCCGAACTCCCAGGTATTCCCGAGCGCGCCTGACCGCGCACTTAGCAGGACGCCGCTGTTGACTGAGCTGCGTTTGTAGACGGCCAAGTGCGATTGGACGTTGCCGCCAGTGATCCATGCGGACGAGGACAGCCCGGTTTGCAAATACTTCGTCGTGCCGTTGCCTGTCAGCCCGCCACCCGAACCGGTCTCGGCGTAGTCGCCAGCGACGAAAAGTACGTTCGTGTCCATCGCATTCCCAAACTGCGTCCCGGACAAAGACGGACCACGGAACAGGGGCGTCCGCACGGCGGTCAATGTCGCGTCCGAGTTGCCGCAAAAGAGGTTCA